CTCTAACCTTTCCAGTTAAATGGCAGTGGTCTACATCTAGATTCCTACCGTTGGTTGTATAATCCTTCCCGCATATACCGCATTTGCTGTCTTGCTCCGAAAGCATTCTATCATAGTCTTCAGGCGTGATTTTATATCTTTGCCATAAATGAGATTTACGTTGGCGTCGCTTTTGAGCCGGGGGGTTTTTGTCTTTACTTTTGTAGTAACGCTTACGCTTACATGGCATACAAGTGTGTCTTCTTCCATCGCCTCCGGCCTCTCTAGATTTCTTACACTTCTCCATCTCCTCTAGCGGATAGTATTTTCCACACTTTTTACATAACTTGGTTTCCATCAGTGTGTCTGTGCCCATGTCTCTCCGATCTTTGCTTCCCCGTCCAACATGACATTTAGTTTTAACTCTTTACCTGCTGCTCTTATCGCATTGACTGCAAGCTCACAGAACACACTTGCTTTATCAGGTTGTACCTCTGCTTGGAACTCGTCGTGTACGTTAGCAACAAAGCTGTACTCTCTACCGTGTTGCCACTTCATTTGATTAAGACGCGTGAACAGTTGAAGTAAAGCTACTTTCATACACACAGCACCTGCACTCTGTAACAACATATTTAATGCAGCGTGTGGTGAACGAACAGGAAGTATGCGACCATCCAATCCAGTCAGCTTGTTGGTTCGTTGTACCTTTTGTTGCACATCTGCTTGTAATCTTTTCAGTGCTGGTAGGTTACTCAGGAACTTACGCTTTAACATCTGTCCTTCTTTAGCACTACCACCCACGATCTCTCCAATCTTAGCGTCACCTGCTCCGTAGAGGAATGCGTAGATAAATGTCTTAGCTTGGTCTCGTGTCTCTAGTCCTGCTGCTTTCTGATTCAGTGTGTGTATGTCTCCTTCGATAACTGTCTTAGCATATTCTCCTCCGTCGTAGTAAGCGAGGTAATGGGCAAGCATTCGTAGTTCCAGTCCTGCTGCGTCACACCCGACTAACTTGTACCCGTCTCCTGCTTTAAACAACTCACGACATTCTTCTCCGTACTCAGCACGACAAGCAGGTACTTGAGCTACGTTAGGATTCTGATGGGTACAACGACCAGTGACTGCACCGTTTGTGTTGACCCGTCCGTGTATCCGTCCGTTCTTTTGTAGCTTCAACCACGCTTGATTACCCTCTGATAATTGTCCTAACCTCTTGGTAACCAACAAGTAATCACACAACACCTCAGCAAACGGATGCTCAATACTACGCAGCACAGCTTCGTCTACCTTGGGTGTCTTAGCGTCAGGTTCTATCGGTAGTTCGTACCCTAAAGACGATAAGCGTTCAGCTATCTGCTGACGACTACCGGGATTAAACGGTACTATCTTAGTTTTGTTAGCTAACTTGACTGCATCTTTGACTAATGTCTGTTTTAAGTTACGACTCTTCAGTTGCTTCTTTAGTTCCGTCTTGGTTGCAGCTGAGATTATTTCGAGTCCGTCGTTCCATTCAATCTCTAACGACCAACCACTTGGTGTCTTCATCTCCTCTTGCTTAGACGGAAACTCTTTCTGTAGTTTATCCAGTAGATCAGCACGAACACTAGCAAGTTTCATCTCCAGTTTCTCTGCTTTCTCGATGTCGAACGCGAACCCTTGCTTCTCTTGCAGCCTCATCAGGTACGCAAACCAGTGCTCGATAGCCAACATCTGACTGCTAGGTTTACTACTCATCAGATAATCATACAGCAGTTGTGTTACGATTGTATCACGCTCACAGTATTTCCTCATGTCCTCGTTGTAACTGTCAAACGCTCCGTCTTCCTCCCCGTATGATAGCTTAGTTAGTTTGTCTAACCGTAACCCCCATGCCTTCAACGAGTGACTACCTACTAAAGTCTTATCAAACTTATGTCGTAAGAAGTCGTCGTTGCGGACATCAGGTACTATACACCTAGCCATGACCATCGTGTCCAATACTTTAACAAGCGGTGGATGGAAGCTGTACAATTTACCAAGAGCAGGTATATCAAAACCAAGGACGTTGTGTCCGACGATATGATCTGCCTTAGCTAACTCATTTAGTCCGTTCTGTATACCAGCACCGTGATACGTAATCATCTTGGGTGTGGTAGGATCGTAGATAGATAGACAGTGAACCGTGTCAAGATCGGTCAAGTTCGACCAGTCCTCTATCTTGTTTGTTTCTATATCAAAGAATAGTGTTTTCATTTCTCTTCCTCCTTCCACATTTTTTCATTTGGATTAGTCCATGCGTGTTTAGCAAACTCAAATGAATTTCTTAGTTCGTCTAAGTGCTCATCATCGTCGCAATACTGCCACATAGCTACATGAATTCCATGCTGAAAAGCACTATACCATTCGTCGTTGTACTCGTCACCTCCCGACCAAGTCTTTATCAAAACATCGAAAGCACGTTTTCCTACATTCATTATGTTCTCTAACTCAACTAAACTGTATTCATAGTCTGGACTTTTAGTAGCCAACTCCCTCATCTTTTCTACAAGAACATTGTGTTTTTTATTTTTCATTTATATTAGTCCGTATCTCTTTAACATTTTAGTAGGCTCAATAAGTTTACCTGTTTTTCTATCCGTATAAGCTTTTTTGCTACCGTCTGAATAAGTTATTTCTTTCGTGGTTTTATCGTATGCTACTGGGGTTTTCCCCATTTGTTTGCTAACTGCATCAACGTCTGACCAGAATTGTTTATCTTTTAATTTCATTTTTTTTTAGAATGGGTTGTTAGTTGTTGTATCTTCGAAGACGTTCTTGTCCTCTGTGTATCGTCCGGTTTCTGTGTCGTAGTTAAGTGTGGTGCAATGTCCTGTCTGTCCGCTGAATCTATTCTTTAACACACGAACACGGGTTGCGTTGCTTGTTGTCTCTGCTTGTTGGTTTCGTTCCAGTCCTATGACCATGTCCGACAGTTGTGCTATAGCCTGACTGCCTCTCAGATGGTGCAATGACACTCGTCCTCCTTCTTCGTGACCACTATCCACTCGCTTCAAGTGACTGACCAACACCATGCCACACCCTGTCTCTTCAACTAGACTACGCAGCTTGGTCATCGTGTTATCAATCAATCGTCGTTCGTCATCTCCTGCTATGCCACTGACAACAATCGATAGGTGATCTAGGAATATCCATTTACAATCGAATCCTTTTATCAGGTATCGTATCTTACCCAGCAAGTTGTCACTGTCCATACTTCCGAAGTGATCGTAGGTGTAGAACTTTCCGTTCCCTACTGTCTGTTCAAACGCAGGACGTAACGCTTCCGTGTCTAGTTGTTCGTCTTCTAGGTGCAGTGGTTTGTTCAGATGGATGCCCATGATACCAAGAGCTGTACGCCTGACGGATTCCTCCAGTGCTATATAACCTACCGTCTCGCCAAGACCAAGCAGGTGATGAGCAACCTCACGACAGAACAGAGACTTTCCTATTCCACTACCCGCGCATACCGTAACTAATTCTCCTAGTCTCATGCCGTGGGTTAACTCATTTAAACTATAGTACGGGTACGGTACTGCTTTGTGTTCTTCAGTATTACTTACCAACTCCCACAAGTCCTTACCGTTTACGATTCCGTCAGGTCTGTACTCTCTTGCTTCATAAAGACACGACACCAACTCTTTCGACTTTCCTCCTGTCAACATATCAGACGGGTCCTTTAGTGGTAGCTCTGCGATGTGTGCTTTGCCGGGGGTCAGGAGTGCTGCACATTCAGCTGCTCCCTTCCGTCCGACATCATCCATATCAAAACAGAACACCACTTTCTCGAACCGTTCCAACCAGTCGATAGCTTGTGCCACGTGTTTCTTTGCAGCACTTGCTCCGTTCGGTACGCTGACCACTGGCCATCTGTTATCCATAGCCTGTGACGCACTCAACGCATCTATCTCTCCTTCAACTACAACGACACGACGTCCTCCTTCTTTCCATAGGTGCTGACCGTACAAGCCGACCAACTCACCACGAACACTGAAGTTCTTGTTAGCGTATCGTATCTTCTGAGCGACAGGTTTACCGTCTCGTGTCTTATAGTTAGCTATCTGAACGTCTTCACCATTCAAACGACCGACCCAGTAGCCCCACTTACGACACGTTTCCAAGGTTAGGTTGCGTCGTGGTATCGCTTTGGGTTCGCCAGTTAAGAACTCTCTCGGTGTTGGTTCGCTCACTCTTCCTCCTTGTCCACTATAATTTTGACACACGAAACAATAGGTGCTTCCGTCATCGTTGGTGGCTGCTCCGTCACTTGACCCGCACTTGCTACAGGGTTGGTGCGTTTCTGTGAAAGCCATGA